CATGTTTGGGCCAATCATTGCCTCAAAAGTTGCTTTGAGAGCTTGAGATTGGGTGTGGATTTGCTTGAGTTGTATATCTAAATTTTCTTGAGATTTACTTTCTGCAACTGATCTAACCCAGTCACATGCAGCTTGATCTGGAATTGTAAGTTTAAGCATCTGATGACTCCTTGTTTTGCTTAATTAAAATTGCGCCACGCGCATTGCGTTTGAGCGTTAATTTGGGGTGATAAAGTTCAGCTTCGGACTCGCTCATAAGAGCTTTGAGTTCGCTTTTAACTTTATTAAATGTTACGGCTGCGGGCTGATTGATGATGTATTTGTCAATAAGCTCTTGAGCATGATTGGAATGCTCGAGCGAGCGCCGCGTCATGCCGTTAATTTTGATTTGATCTGTGTGAGATCTTTTTTCTTCGACGGGTTTATACCCATGTGGCGGTGATCGGCTTTCAACCAATCGCCAAAACTCGTCACAACGTCTGATGTAATCGTTTTGATAGTCTTGATCAGCTTCGATCCAAGCGCGATCTGGTTCTTTGTTGCCTATGATTACAGATAAGCAAGCAACGCTTTTTCTAGTACAAATCATAAGATGTTGAAGCTGCGGCATGTAAAATTCAGCAGCCTCTACAGCGCTTAAGAAGCGCATAGAATGTTTAACTTCCAAAACATAACGCGCATTGCCAGCAACAAGTATTGCGTCTGTGTGAGCGCCAAGAGGCGTCCCATTATGCGTTGTTAATTTATAAAATCCCTGCTTGCCTGCTGCATGGCATGGAAAATCATGTTGAGCAATGCGCTGAGTAGTCCATTCTATGTGAAAATCCTCAGTTGCAATGCCAAGTTGCACAGGAAAATTATCAGACAAATCATCAGGTTCACAAAGCCCTGATTTTTTTTCAAACAAGTGAGACCAGTTTGAATACATAATGTCTCTGGCATCAGACGAGCCGATATATTTTTGACGCATTTTATTTGTAACTGACAAGGCGTTCCTCCAGTTTGTTGACTAAAATTTGACGCAGAAACGCCATGTCACCGAGCAGTGCATCGAGTTTCATTCTCAAATGTGAAAGAGTTGGGAACCAAGCATTGTGTGTCATTTGCTCTTGGCAAATGAATTGAATGCAAGGGATTGGATAATGAACAAGATTTTTAACATATGTTTGAAACAAAATGTCTAAATCTGTGTCAGATTGAATAAGCGATTGTCGCCGCGTAACAACAAAAAGCTCAAACAAAATTGCTTTGATATTTTTATGTGTTGTTGCGGTTTGTTCAGCAGTTAAAAAGTTTATTGCTTTAATAATTTCTTCATTGTGAAGACGTTTTTCAATGCAATAAGCTTGATGATTGATATGACACAGATGTTCAGTGTTTTTTTTTGTGTGAAATTCTCGCATTTCCAACCAACTGTTTAAAGTTTGGTATTTTTTTGCTTTAACTAAAGAGAGTGCTGAATAAACTTTGTCGTTGATGGTTTTTTTGATAACCGATTTTGACATAACCAGCGGGTCTACGCTCAAGGATTGCTGAGATATTTGCGATGAAACTTGCGTCTCGAGCGGATGGTTCAATTGAGATTTCTCGTCCGTTGACGAATTTAATAAAGTCATGAGCGGCTTCCTCGCTGTCAAAGTAATGATGGGGATAGGTTTCAGTTAAAACTTGCAGCGCATCACTGCTTGGAAACCAATCGTGGGGAATTGAGACAAAATTTTTGTCAGGAAGTTTTAGATTGAACTGCCAACCGTTATGGCTGCGTTCAATAATCTTATTTTTTATTAATTGATCTAAAACGCGGCGCACTTGGGGCGCTGTCATTTTACAACTTAACGCAATGCGTTCTGCTGATGGATTACAAACGCCAGTTACATCGTTTTTAAATGCTGCAAGTTCGTAAAGAACAAGTTTTTGCAGCGGCGTAAAACAATTTAACTCGTTAATAATTTTAAACATTTGGAATGACATATTTTGCGTCAACCTCTTTGATATTTGTTATTTTAATAGTCCAACGGTTCTTGTTGGTTTTAAGCTTGCGCCAGCCATGGACTTCGATGGAAAAACCCACGGCCAGCGCAAGACACGCGCGCGGCTCTGCATTTATTTTGCGAATGCGAGATGACCAGCCTGTTGATGTCACTTGAACAAGCAAAGGAGGATAATCTTGTTTAAGACACAACAGATCGGCAAAGCCGAATAAATCTTGTCGAACTTTGGAAAACGGAGAAAATCGTTCGACTATTTCGCAATGCCATCCGTTATTTCGCAAATATTTGAGGCTGCGCTGTGTAGGGCTTACCACTCTCGATACGATGTGGTTTGTTTTGCTAATTTATCGTGCAAAAGTTTAATACGATCTTTTAGCTTTATATTTTCTTCCTGATATTTGAGGTTGTCTAACTTCAAAACTGTGATTTCGTCTTGTAGACGCTCAACGTCTTCTCGACGTGGGTTTCTCAAGTTAAAAAGTGCTTCGCCTTTAGGATCTGAAAGATTAATTCTAGACCTTGGCGGTTTTACTGCCTCACTAATTTTAAACGGTTTTTTAGATACAGATGTATCGCTCATTGTAAGCTCCTTGAGTTTACAGATTGCAGGTAACTAATTGATATTTTTGGCCGTAAACTAAAGATAGTTTACAGAAAAACTGTTTGTAAACAGTTATTTTGTCCGGTTTTGGGTACCGTAGGTCGCAAGTTCGAATCTTGCCGTCCCGACCATTGATTTTATTGACTTTTTTCTGTTTTAAAAAAATAAAAAAAAGTTGGGTTTACACCTCAGTTTACAGGAAAAACAGCAAATCTTGCAGTTGAGGCGTGTCATACAGGCCCAGCGTAGCGGCCTGTTGACAGGAATCAACCAAAGATTAGCAATTAGCTAAACAAATCTGGTTGTTGGAGTTTAACAAGAACATCGTCGTTGTTCTCAGGATTAATTGAGCAATAAATCTCAATCATTTTTGCTGCATGCTGAACTGACCAACCCATAACCAGCGCAATTTCTTTTAAAGTAGCATTTGCTTGGAATAAACGCGTAGCAGCGGTGCCTCGAGCGTCATATAAATGCAAATCTGCTCTAATTGAGGTTTTCTTTTTCCATTTTCCAACCGTCTGACCCAAAATATCAGAATTTTTAATACTCCCCCCCTTTGCTCCAACTAAAATCTGAATTTGATCGTTGGGAAGTGAGGAAATTAGGTCATTTAACCGATTTGTAAGCGGAATACTGACAACTTTGTTGCGTTTGCCAGTACGCAAAACAATTTTTTTGCCTGTTGATGTGGTTTTTATATGCGCTTTGTTTAATTTTGCTAAATCTCCTGGTCTGAGTCCAGTTTCAGTGGCTACAATAAGAATATTAGATACCCATTGCGGCGCGATTGCGCAAAATTCATCTATTTCAGCTTGTGTCCAAATTATTTCAGACCGATCTACTTTATATAGTTTTTTAATTTTTTGCAGATGGTGCTGAACTAAATAGCCGCGATCTAATGCCCATGTCACAATAGCAGCTAAATGAGCTAATCTAGCATCAGCTGTGCGTTTGGAGCGCTCGGCAAGCTGATCGCGCCACGCATATGCTGTTTTGCGAATGCGGTAATCGTTAAAAGCTTGCAAAGGAGCGCTGCCAAATTTGGCATCAATCCCGTCAGGATGTTTAATGCTTCCTTGAATATCTTGTTGTGTACGTTCTGCCAGCCCTTTAAATTCTGGCGATTTTAAATAAGCAATAATAACTTCTCTAAAAAGGTTTTTGCTTGGCAGCGTATTGCCTAAAGCTTCTTTGTATAAAGCAAAGTAAGCAGGGCCATTTTTTTCAACTAAATCAGTTGAAGCCCAAAACCTTGGACCGCCGCGCTCAATGTAATGATATTCAGCAATTTTACCATTTTTAAGAGTTTTTTTAACTCGATGAATATGTTTAATTGCTATCCTCGTCATTTGCCTCAAACCACAGGTTTACTTCAGAGTCTGAAACATTAGAGTTTTTATCAGAAAAAACAATTGTTACGATTTCTTCTTGTTTTTTCTTTTTATAGGTTATTTTGGCATCTTCAATAAGTTTTTGATCACTTAAAATGTCTAAAAGTAGTCTCAGAATTGGCATAGACTACTCCTAAATAGTGTAAACTAATCTGATAGAGTTAGTAAACATTTTTTGCATAATTATGCAACGATATATGTTACATTATACAAATTATCTTCGAAACGCCCATAAAATAACGTTTTTTCCGTAACTTCCGACAACTCGATCACCCGTATCACGAAGCCTTTGACTGTTATGTAACTCTGAAATTCTAGGCTGAACCTCACGGTATGTAAGTTTTAAATCTGAGGCAATTTGCTCAGTTGTTTTTGGGCTATTGTGCTTCATATAGGATAATATTCTGTGACGAATTGTCGTTGCGGAATTTCGTACTGAATGAGCAGCTATGCGGCTTGTGTCGCTACGCTGCCATCCAATTCCTCCATTGGCATATGGCATTTTACTATCTCCTTAATCCAAGTAATTGCGTCTGCTGCATCACGAGCAGCTTTAAAAATTTCAGATGGATGATCTTCGAGCAGCTCAACCCAATGTTTAATGTAAGCTGCGTTATTTATGTCTGGCTCTTTGGTTATTCCGAACCAGACGGCAAGTTGCGCACTTCCGAGTTCTGCGACGAGTTCTTCTCGCGC